CAAATGGTATATAGATTTCGGATTCTTCCAACCCAGCCTTTAATTTTAATTCCATATTATATTCTTTTTTCTATAATATACAAAATGACCTTTTTTTCTAAATAAATTATAATCTTTATTAAACGGACTTACAAAGATACAAATAAAATTTCAAATTTCCAAATTTTTTATAAAAAAAAAGACCCACCAGAAAGGTGGGTCAAAAAAGGTTAAAGAATATGATAACTTACCTTTTTTTAATTCTATTCGTAGTGGATAACGAATTAAGGGCGGATTAAAGCAAGTGCCGCTGATGCCTGAACTTCGTAAGCGATTGCTGGTTCTTTACCCATAAATGTGATAACCGCACCATTTAAGTCGCCATAAGCCTTACCAAGACCTGGTGTTGCCGCTGATACCCTTACTGGATTTTGATAACCCATTAACCAGTATTTGCCTCTTTGGTCTTTAATGATAATTCTCCATTTTCCTTGACTTAACACCATAATTTTATTTCTTAATGATGCTTCAAGTTTGTGAAGGGTGATCGTCAATGTTTGCTCATAGAATCCGGTTCCGTTTTCAGTTGAAAAGACACCATTTTCAGTATATGAACCAGTTTCAATTTCTTGTTCAAATGTATAGAAAGACACGGTTGCGCCTGAAAAAGTTCCAATAATTGAATCAGTTCCAAGTGTGTATGTTAAAGCGTCACCGTTATATTCACCGATAAAGACCTCTTGGATACCACCAATGTTATCGCGGCACCCTAATGTATATCCTGTTGTTAATAAACATGCCATAATTATATTTTTTTATTTTTTTGTAAGATTAATGGTGGGTATATTTCAACCCACCTTTTTAATCTTTTATATTTCTTTTGTTATAGATTAAGAATTTTTAATTACAACATATTGTGGAAATGCCACTTGTGCTCCAACTTTCAATTTCGCTCTGAAATAAGTGATGTTATCGCGTATATCATACCAGAATTGGAATCCGTCACCATTTCTTGCTTCGCCAAATGAATCAGTTCCAAAATAAAGATTTGAAGATGGTGTAAGAACCATTTCATTTCTTCCGTTAAGACCACGAGTTGCCACGATTCTTACATTTGTGTTCGTATAGTTATCAAGAACCCAAGTGTGACCTTGACCATCATAACCATAGAAATAGTTTGCCGTTCTTAATGCGTTCATTAAGATTCTGAAATTTGAATGCGACATAAATAATGTTAAGTCACTTGCGTCAAGAACATCATTTGGAACTTGTGCGATCATGTTATCAATAACATTTAAAGCCGTTGCCAATGTTAATGCCCCAGTTGCTGTTGCCGCGATAACTGATGATGTTGCTGATGTGTTTTCAAGAATTTCTAAAATTCCGTTACAAAGTGCCATGTTACCACCGCCATAAGTTGAATTTACTGAACCTTTCCAGAAAAGGTCTTCACATAATTGACCAACTTTTTCAACTTTGTTTGCCAAATATAATTGGTTAAAAGCCTCTGGTGCGAATTCGTTGTAAGAACCTTCTTTTGCCAATTGGCCGATCCAGTATTGTTCAAATTCATCAACACATACTGATTCTTCAACTTTTATCGGACATACCGTGATGTCGCGTTGGCTCAATGTTGTTGAACCCGCTGGTGAAATTGTTCCGCAACCACCCGCTGCTGCCGTTAATGAATTTGTTAATATGTTGATAGAATCCGCATATTTAATTCCTGATTGGATACTGATATAGTCAAATGTTGAACCAACCAGAACCGATTCTTTCAATAATATACCAGACAATTGGTCAGTATATTTTGTTAATGATGCTAAATTTAATGTTGCCATTTTTATAATTTATTTTTTTTTGGTTATTTATACCTATTTTATCTTTTTGATCTGATGCTTTCTCTTAACAAAGATATATCAACTGAACCAATAGATTCTTTTTTATTTTCAACCGATTTGAATTCAGTCGGTTCAACTGAAATTGATGCTTTAACTGGTTCGCCAGAAATTTTTGAAAGTTTTTGTTCCATTGCTGACTTTTCTTTCGCCATTTCTTCTAGCATTTTTTCACACTTTGTTACTCGTTCCATCAATTTTTTCATTTCTTCTTCTGATGTTGAAGGTTTGTCTTCTTCTGGAACCTCTTCACCCGCTGGCGCTTCCGCTTCTGGTGATTCAACTTCCGCTTCTGGTGCTTCTTCCGCTTCAACTGGTGCTTCCTCTGGATTTGTTGTTACAATTCCTTCAATTTTGCCAGATACAACCGTGATAACCTCACCTGAATCCAAAGTATAGTTGCCATCAGTAAGTGGAACATTATTGCCGTCTTGGTCAATAACGAAGACCTCTGAACCAACAACCAATGTGTCGTCTTGTGATGTGATCATTAAGTCACCAGCCTTAACCTCGGCGAATTTAACCTCGCTTGCGATTAAAGATTTCAATTGATTCTTAATGCTTTCAATTAATTTGTTCTTATCCATTTTAATTATTTTATTTTTATTACTATAATATACATATAGTATCTTTTTTTCTAAATTTGTAAGAAAATTCTTTTAATATACTGAACCGCCTCTGGTATATGGAACACCAGCGACAACCAATTTCTTATATACGGCCGCACCAACTGATGGTGACTTACCATACCACCAACGGTCTTGACCAGTTGGATCGTCAGTAACACAAGACGCACGACCTTGCCATACATCTTTGAATAAGTTAAAATCCACATTTGAATAAGTGTAAGTTGAACCATCTTGGAACTTTATAACAAGTTCAAAAGTTTCATCATTATACATTATACGATCAACATTTGAACTTTCACCATTGCCTGGATTAACATCTTTTATTTTCCATTTCTTTAATTCAAAAATTTCAAGTAAGTCATCAAGTTCAAGGTCATCTATGTTTGCTTCTTCTTGCTTTAATAAAGTAACAAGTTGCTGACCTAATAGACCTTCAATTGAAAATCCGAACTTTTCATTTCCTTTAACCTCGGTGTTCCAAAAGTCAGTGTCTTCAATTTTAACCATTATCATATATGTTCCAATAGGAACTTCTATACCATACTTTCTTGACTTATCATATACTGAATCTTCAACGATCCAGTCTTCCATAATAAAAGCATCAACCATTTGGTTACTATGGTCTATGTTAATCTTTCTATTTGAACCATACTTATTGAACTTTTCAACCATCTTGGCAATAGTATCCTCGGTGAAGACAACATAGTATTGACCATACTTTTCATCTTCACGATATATTTTCATATTCGGAATTAATGCGGGGCCAACAATAACTTGCTTATCACCAACCTCTTTAAAAGACATAACTTGGTTCTTACTGAACATCATACCTTTCATTTCAATTGCTGGCGCATCAACAAGTGATATAAGTGATATACCAGTATCATCACCATCTTCAACAACTATTTGATAAACTGGTAACTTATCTTTATCAATTTTTTTCAATTTTCCTTTCATATGTTATATATTTTCTTTTTCTTTATTTACTTATCACTGAAAAAAAGCATATCCATAAAAGTATAGATAAAATAAATATAATTAAAATCTTATTATCTTTTATTTTTTTCATTTTAATATATTGCTCTTTGTTCAATGACTTTAACCTTTTGTTGAACACCACTTATATCACCTTCGGTTACATATACTTTAACTGGTGGTGTTCCGCCACCCATACCATTTGCCGTTGTCTGACCAAGACCAAAGAATTGTGTTGGTGTGAAAGTTGTTGGTGATCCACCACCGCCATCACCGCCACCACCACCTGTATCTGGTGTTGCTGGTGTTGTCGCTGGTGATGCTGGGCTTTCAAATTTACTTGCCGCAATCTTAACTATGTTTGCCGCTGATGTCGCCACCGCAAAGACCAATGAAGCGATACCCGCTGGATTTGGTATGGGGCCTATCGCAATTGGCGCTTGTGCCAATGAACTCGTTACGGCTTTGAATCCATCTATAACAGCCATACCCAATTGTAAGGCCTTATTAACGGCGAATTGTTGCTTTGCCGCTTTCTTTTCTTCTTCTGAACCTTTTGTTAAATTTCTTTTCTTAACGGCAAAGAAAGCATCTGATAAGGCTTGTGTTGCTTGAACACCTTTTTGAAAATTTTCAATAGTCGCCGCTCGTTCTTCTTGTTTTAACAATTTAATTTTATCAGTCAAGGCTCTTTCAGCATCACCTTTTTTCTGACGATAATCTTCTTCAATTTTTGCTTTTTCATTTTCAGTTAAGTCAGTTGCTGATAATAGTTCAAGTCGGTCAGCATCTATTTGTGCGATTTGTGCGTCTTTCAACTTTGTTGCCGCGGCTGATTCCATTTCAAATTTCTTATCTGATGTTACTTGAAGATTATCAAGGTCATATTGTGCGGCTGATATGTCGGTCTCTAATTTCAAAGCCGTATCGGCCTTTTTCTTTTCAGTATATTCATTATCAAGTGCTTGAATAGTCGCATAGTATTTGGCACTTACCAATTCCCTTTGTGATCCAACAAGTTCTTCATTATCAAGTTCAAATTTGGCGTTATCCAACAATTGTTGTCTTTTTGCTTTATAAGTTTCATCAAGACCAACCGCCTTTTGAACCGCGGCTTCATTTGCGGCCTTAACCTCGTCTTGACTTAACTTGACCGCCTTCATTGTATAGTCGTTATCAAGTTGTTCTTTTTTATCTTTTGCTTGTATATCAAGTAAGCCAAGTTGGTCTTTACTTAATTTAAGTTCCTTACTATATTGATGTTGAAGGGCAAGCATTTTATCAATTGCGTCTTTTTCAGCCTTAACTCTTTCTTCTGAACCTTCTTTTGTCTGGGCAATGGCCAACTTACTCGCATCTTCTTGTGCTTTTATCTTTTTGTTAATTCCATCAACATAGTTATCATACTCGGTCTTTGCTTTTTCAGCATTATCTTTGGCAATTGCTGAATCAATTTTCTTTGTTTGTGTAACAAAGTATTTGTGAATTTCAACCTTTGAATCCGTAAGATCTTTAATAATTTTCTTTTCTTCGGCATAAGAAAGACCTAAACTTTTTGTCTTTTGAATTTGAACATCAATTTCTCTTATCGCTTCGCCTTCACTTATTTCAAGTTGTGCCTTTGCTCGCTTATTTTCATCAAGTATATTCTTTATCTTCCAGTCACGAAGTGTATCAGATGACTTTTTATTTAAGTCAATGATGGCTTTATTCTTTTGTGCTTCTATTTGTTGAATAGATGCGGCATTTGCTTCATAATCTTTCTTTCTTTGTTCAAGATCCTTTTGTTGGTCTTCGGTCAATTCACCACCAGCCTCTTGTAACTCGTTAAGTGCGTCAATTTCAGCCTTTAATGTGTCTTGTGTTTGCGTTAATCGGTCTTTTTCTATATCAAATGAATTCTTATTAAGATTATCTTTAATTCCAGCCTTCTTTTGAAAGTTGGCGATTTCATCAGCGGTCATACCATCAACCAAAGTTGCGTAACCTTTTTGCTTATTTGCCGTTGCGTCTATTTCAGATCTTGCCGCTTCACCATTTGCTTTTGCCGCGGCCGCATTGTCTTCCAAGGCGTAAGTTGTTAAGCCAAGCCAGTCAGTAAGCATCTTAAATCCTTCTATAATAAGATTAATCGGTATCATTAAGGCATCCATCACCTTTTTAAGAATTCCTAATTTATCCATTATGATAATAACAACCGCCACAATGGCAACAATTGCCGCCGCCAATAAGAATATAGGATTTGTAAGTAAGGCCTTACCCACCGACATAAATGTTGAACCAAGTGACTTAACACCATCACCCAACATACTGAAAGCACCTTTGATACCAGCGACGCCAGTAACCAACTTACCATCAACCATAGGTGTGAAAGTGTTCAAAAGACCTTCGGCGCCAATTTTTGCCTTATCAAAGTCAAGATTCATTATACTTTCCTTTAATAGACCAAATGAACCAGTTAATCTTTCAACTGGTGTTCCTTCCAATGTTCTTGTCTTGTCTTGTATATCACCGATTTTATCACGGGTCTCGGCCAACTTTGAAGATGCTGATGTTGCGGCTTGACTTAATTTATCAAAGTTCGCACCAGATGTATCACCAAGTTCGGCTTGAAGGGTCTGAATTTCCAATAAGGATTTCTTTAAGGCACCAAGTGACTTTGCGGCTTCGGCTGATTCAACCGCCGCCTGGATTTTAATTTCTATATCTTTATTGCTGGCCATTTAAGTTGTTCATCATTTTATATAATATACTTTATAGTATATTTTCTAAATCAATTCTATTATAGATTTGAATTGTTATTGTAAGTTATTAAATTCTATTTCTTATAGGCCATACTTTGTTGTTAAGTAACCTTCTATACTTGTAACATCACCAGCACTTAATGATGTGTTGTATATAATGACCTCATATAGACGACCGTTTAATCCAGCACCACCAGAATTAAATCCAGAAATTATAGAATTAATTGTTAATGTTAATGATCCACTTGAAGCGGAAGCGACTTGTGTTCCATTTTGTCTGATATATGATGTTGTTGTTGAATTATTATAATTATATGTTAAGTATTGATTTGCGTTAATAACATTTGATCCACCGAGTGTGAATCCGCCTCCATTTTTATACAAGAACACACCGGGTCCGCCATATCCAGATCCAAGAAATATACCAATTCCACCAGTGTTCGTTCCTTGATTCACTCGTTGAAGAACATAAGATATATCATCACCAGATGAAATTTGATAAGCGACAACAAATATAGTATAACTTGTTAAAGGTATATCAGATGATAATAAAAGCAAATTACTTTGATCCGCTGAATATACTGACGGAATTCCATTTAATGATGTTCCGACCGTAAGTGATGTTGAAAAGCCATATAGATTTGAAGCAACCGCCGTTAAGGCATTTGGTGACTGATCAGTCCATTGTGTTATAAATCCACCAGATGTTGTTATACCAGCATCACCTTTGAACCACGCTTGTAAGCCAGTCATAACTGGTAAGCCACCACCAGTGCCACCACCAGATGGTGGTTTTGGAACATCAACAAATTGTGTGTTGATGGTGTTTGCGAGCCACATTGAGGTTCCATCATATGTTCCATGAAGGGAAAATGAACCAGTTGCTCCAGAACCGGTTGTTCCAATTAAAGAAATTTGGTCTTGTGGCATTTTATAATTTGAATATGTTCCAACGGTGAATTTATAAGCACCTGCTTCAACCATATACAAATAGACAGCCGATGTTGAAGCGGTTCCAAAGTTATATGATGTATCGCCAGTTAATTTAAGCCGTGTTACACTTACACCCGATAAATTTTGGTTGAAGGATCCTGATACCGAGTAAGAGGCGTATGTTCCACCAGAACCATTAACACCTGATGTTCCTGATGAACCTGATGATCCTGATGAACCACTTACACCTGATGTTCCTGATGATCCTGATGAACCTGATGATCCTGATGATCCTGATGAACCACTTACACCTGATGTTCCTGATGATCCTGATGAACCTGATGATCCTGATGAACCACTTACACCTGATGTTCCTGATGATCCTGATGAACCACTTACACCTGATGTTCCTGATGAACCTGACGCGGTTCCACCACTGAAAGTTAATCCAGCAATTCTTTCATCAACATATAATTTTGTTATTCCGTCTAAACGATTTAATTGGCTTCTATTCATAATTTTATCCTAATTTAAATAATGATAATTGTGTTGCGTTAAATGCTGATGGATTTCTTCTTACTTGTGGAAATATAAATGCGCCATTGACGGTCGCGGTTGCTTCAAGAACCACGGTTTGACCAGTGTATAGTTGTTGAATGCTACTCATGTGTATAGAACCCAAGGCGTCACCACCAGTTGATGCGTATAAGTATAATTCACCAGATGTGTAAGAAGCCGTATCGCCATCAGAAATTCTTCCAGTAACACCAATTTCAACACCAGCCGAATCCTTACCAATTAACAATTGACCAGTTATAAAATATATACCATCAGTTATCACCGAGTATGTTAATGCTTGTTGATATGAACCAGGTGTTGTGATGGAAATTGGTGTTGTTGTTGCCGAATTGTGGAATTTTGTTGAAAAGACCGGTGACTGACCAGATGTTCCTGATGAACCACTTGTTCCTGATGAACCTGATGAACCACTTGTTCCTGATCCAGTTCCACCACCAGAAGCACCATACCAACCAATTTGCTTTATTTCATCATTTATTCTGATATAAGCCGTCTTGGCATCTTCGTTAATTCCAATTTCACTTAAAGCAAGGTCAGTGACCCTCCAAGTTCCATCAGTGAAGTCTTCTGATGATGGAATTGTATATACCGCTGATGCTGAACCAGTGATGGTGTGGTGTGAAATTCTACTATATTGTGTTATTTTTGCCATTGTTGTCTTTTATTTTTATCTTTTATAATATATTTTATCATTTGTTTTCTTACACGATGGCATATCTTCCACCATCTATTGAATCTATAACATCAGCCGAACCTGGTTCCTTAACCGCATCAATTGAAGCCGATATATAATTAATGAACTTGTTATCTGAATAAGGAAATATAACACCATTAAAGACACCACTTATATAATTTGATGTTATATATGTCTGTGTTTCAAATCTTACGGTGTTTGAATCCGTTGATCTTACAAAAGCACCATCAGCAAATATAGTTGCGTTACTTGTTCCTTCTTCAATTAAGTTATTGTTACCAACAATTGTTGAAGATCTTACACCACTTTCAATTATGTTGTTATTTCCTAATATATTTGAACCACTTGATAAAGACACATTATCAGTTCCAACAACAATTGATACATCACTTGCCGCATTGTTGGTTCCAGCAACAACCGTTCCAGTTCCATTAACGGTGTTCTTTGATGTGATTAAGACACCACCAGGCTTAAGATCTCTGGTTGATACCGTCTGTGAATTTCCAACATTTCCTGGATTAAGTATATCCGTATAGTTAATTAATTTTGGAACCGTGATAAATTGTGTCTTGATAAGTTCAATTTTACATAGTGCTTCACGAGTTGGATCATATCCATCAATTTTATTAACTTTATAGTATTGGTCTCTGATGTATATATTATCATTGAACCTAAAATCTGATATATCAAATGGATTAAGATAAAATTGTGCCGTTATGATACGACTATTCTTATCTGATAATTCTTTAATGAAATTTTCCCAATAGATGTTATATAAATTGTTATTTGTAACATATTTTTGTGGATAATAAAGACCGGTTGTCTGACCAAAATTTATATCATATACCGGTGCTTGTGGATTATCAACATTTCCAAGATAAGGATAAGCATTATACACTTTATCTTCAAATTTCCAAGCATCATTTTTCGCACAAGGCAAAAGACCGTCAATTGGTGTTGTTATACCACCAGTTGCGACACCAGATCCAACTTGGTCAAATCCTATGTTAATAGTTATAGTTCTTGAATTAACAATTTCAACAATTTTGAAATTGGCTTGTAACATCGGCTTCAAAGCACCGCCATCAACTTGATTCACATTTATATAGTCACCGGCTCTATAACTATGTAAGGCATTTCCAAATCCTAATGATGTTAATGTTATATATCCACCCCAAGGCCCCGAAGATCTGAATTGAAAGTCACCATAGACCCATGTCTTTTTTGTTGATGACTTGAACCTTGTAAGAATTCTTACATTGTGATCCATAAAGACCTGTGTCGCATCTTGTCTTGTCTTAACAATTTTTGGTATGGCAAGGCATTCAGAAAATTTCATACTTACAATTGGTGTTGGTGAAAATATAAGTTCAACCTTTTTTTCACCGGTGATAAAGTCATTATCCATATAATAGTTATATTCACCATATGATATACCACCAGTTGTTGTTGTATAATCTGAATTATAAAAATCTTTATCATCTTTATACTTAAAGATGGTCTTTTTATTTTGTGTCTCTCCTAAAATTTGTTCTTCAATTTGGCTTCCTATATCCAACTTGTAAGTCCAGTCTTTTATACGACCTGACTTATAATAGTCATCACGAGGTTCAATAATAAGTGTGTTCGCTTGTTCTTTTGATGGTTCTATATAAAGGTTGAACATCTTAACCAATGAACTTACAAAATCTTTTTGCTTTATGTTCAAAGGAATTGCCGAGTTATAAGGCAAAAGTTCATTTGCTGATATAGTTGATGTTAAGTTGTTCCATAATTGATTTGCTGGATTAAATGTTAATAAAGTTGTTCCAGCCAACATACGATATAATGAACCGGCTTGAAGAACCAAAGCACTTTGATTCTTCAAAGATGTTACACCAACGGCATATTCAATTTCAACCCATAACTTTTCACCTGGATATAATTTTCTTGTGTTGGAAGCGGTAACACCACTTGAATCCAATAAGTCACAAGCAATTTGACCTTTAACTTGCTTATTATTTGAAAGATTATAAGTTAAAGATGGTATATCACCAGTTGTGAATCTTTTTGCTACCAATGAACCACCTATTGGAACAACAACACCGGTTGATGATGTAACACCAGTTAAAGGATTTCGGCCTCTTTTGAAGCATATACTTGCGTATGGTTCTGATGTTCCAGGTCTATTGGTTGTATAATCTATATACCACTGAAATGTTATATCAAAGTCACATACAAATTGTTCTGATATAAAATTTGTTGGTGCCGTATATTCATATGTTGATGCGTTCCATAGGTTATCAGGGTCACCATCTGGGGCAACTTTATTGTTAATTGGAATCTTGAACTTACCAAAATTAATCGCAGCCGTTGTTGGAATAGTTGTTGAACCATATTGACCAGCCGGTGGCCCCGGCATCATTGTTTGTATGTTATCTATTTGTGTTACTAGCGATCTTACCGCTGACTGGGTCATACCAACTGAAAATCTTCCAGCCGAAGAACTTACATCTCTTGTGAAAGATGACTTGTTAAATGGAATATAAAGATTCTTAAATATATCACCATTTAAGAAATTTGACTGATAATTATAACCAGCATTTGAAAAGATTTTATCAAGAATATATTTAACATTTGTTGATGGAAATAGATCCTTTGTATAGACCTGACCAGAATAACCATTAATTTCACCAAGATCCCAGTCTTGACCATAATCTATAAGTGGATAATAATAACCATTGTTATAAGGTGCCGTCCAACTATTTATAATGTTGGTCTTTGACCAGTCGTGATCCAATTCACTAAAATCCATACCATTTGATGTGTTAATTGGGTCATATAAGAACTTATCACCAAGTTGTTTATAGAAATTATCATTTTCAGCATAAATAACAACCTCATAGTCACCTTGTTCAGTTGCTTTATTTATATACACCTTACGCAATTGTAAGTAACCTTCAAAGACAACGGCCGTATCAACCATAATCCACGCTTTGGATTTTTTATTTGGGTTAAATTGAACATCAATTCCAAGATCGGATATATCAGTGAAGATTTGTCGGTTAATCTTGGTCTCTGGTAACCTAATCGTCTTACTGAACGCTGAATTTCTTGTCGCGATGTCGGCCACATCAGCAACATTATATGTTAATGAAATAGGTTCTTGCTTGTAAGTATCAAGTTCATATTTAACACCGCTTATTTCAACTAAAATTTCAAATCTTGCCATTTCTATTTATATTTTATTTATATAATTTGTATATCATTATATATGTTACATGAATTGATACCCTTATTCATTTTGAAGGTTCAAGTCATACGAGTATTTATAATTTAATTGAAGGTTGAACATCTGATTTCTTAAAGCCGTCTTAACCTCGTAAGTTGTATCACTTATAACAATTGGTAACTTAACACCAACTCTTGTTATCTTTAAGTTCTTAATCTTTATAGTCGCACTATAATTCAGTATATTATAAAATGATAATTGTGTTCCAACCATAGTGACGGTTGTTCCAAAATGTCTTGTTGAACCACTTGTCTGTGCGACAACGGCCAATGTGCTTGATGTGTCTTGTATAATAAGGTCATCAGTTGATTCTATATCAAATTGTATATTAATGGTTAAATTCGCTGGAAGTGCCACCGTGAATATATACATCGCGGTTGTTAATGAAATAGTGTTGGTGTTCTGATAAAGAACATCACTTGATAAGACAAAGACATCTGGTGATGTTATTAATTGTTCCAACCATATAGAATCTTTTTCAGTTATCCAATTTGAATTCAAAGTATATTTTTCCTCGGCTTTTTGTGCCAATGTTGTTGTTCCTCGGTCACCAATAGAATAGTTGTAAGCAAGAATCTTTTCATATTCAGTTCTTGATATAGTAACTTGCTTCTTTGAATCCAAGGTGAAATTGAAATAGTCATAACCACCTTGACGATTCAGGAAGCATATTCTTACCTTTTCATATCTTGAACAAGTTGTGTCTATTGTATAAGATTTTATTTCACTTATTATACCCGCTGAATTTCTGATACATACCTCGTAACGATCCACCTCTTTATAAATTCCGCCAACAAATTTGCCAAATTCAACAACATTCATTAAGTTTGCCGGACCCACACCTATATTCTGTCTTCTATATGTGTTTGAACCTGATATAGATTGTGTGTAAGACCCGATCTTTGTTCCTGAACTATATGTATCAACTATTAAATTATAACCCGTTAAAGGTGTTATTGGAAGAATCATACTTAAAGTTTCATAGTCATCAAATTGAACTGGCTTTGATGTTCCATTATAAGATGTTAAGAATTTTGATGTTGAACCAAATGAAGGATCGGCATATCCTGATGAATTTGGATCTGAAATAGAACTTGTTCCAATAGTATATACTGATGTTAAATTAACATCATTTTGGTTATACTGACGAGTTCCGTTCCAAGTATAATATGTTGAAGCCGTTCCAGTATATCTTTGTTGAAGCGTAACATAACCATTTTCACCAGCAAGTAAGGTTGTGCTGAATAACTTATCGGTCTTAACTGAATAAATGTTCGGAACTGATGTTACTGAACAAGTTCCGTCATATTGTGGATTAAATTGCTTATTATTTTTATCAATAGTGATAAGATCACCAATGACCATATCATGTGCCACTGAAAATGTGAATCCTAAATTTCCACTTACTGAAATTGTATCAGCGAAGATTAAATTTGGATTAAATTCAACACCATAACGAATTGTATATTGTTCAAGAGCCGCACCAGTTGATGACCAACCAGATATATACGGATTAACCGTGTTCAATAAATAACTTTTAAGAATTCTATGTGGTGAAAATAGACCTTCGCCACTTACTGGCCTTGGTGGAATTTTATAGGTGCTTAAAGTTGTATAGACACCAGTGAAAGGTTCAAGTTTTTGTAAGGGCTTGAATAGATACTTAAAGTCAGCCGCATTTGAAAGGTTACAAGATAACCTGAACCATAAAGGCGTATTGACTGGTTCTAAAATGTCTGGTGCTGATAATAAACTTGTTACAATTGCCATATTAATTTATTCTTTTATTTTTATAATATACTTTATCATATTTTTTCTTATGACTTTAAGCATTGATAAGTATATTTTTGGCGAATTCTTGAAGGTCTTGACCAGCGGCCTTTGTTATAAGATCTCTTTTTGCGGCCAATAATTTGTTGGTTGCTTTCTTTATAACATTGGTCTTTTGAATTCCTTTCTTACCGATGCTTCTTGCGATGATAAATGCTTGGCTGTCTTTTGATATGAACCTTCCTTTTTTATCACGGAATCTTTGAACACCTCTTATATCAATCCATTTTCTTATTGCTTTTTGTGGTGGTGGCTTTCTATTTGCTTTCCTTCCTTGATCCACCCAGTATAAATAGTCATCAGCCGTTATGTTGATAACAAAGTCACCAAGAACAACCAATAATTCATAGTCAAGTGAATCTATAAGGTTACCGGTTGCTTTCTTATCAGCAATGATAAGTTGGTTGGTCAATTCTTTTATCAAATCAGCACCGAACTTATCCATCTGAATTTTCAGATTATCATATTGTGTCTTTGCCATTATGCTTTGAATAAAATTCCTTTTGCGTCAGTTAAATTATTAACATCATCTATAACATTTGAATTGTTATCATAATGTGTTCTTATGCCAAGTGACTTTATTTTTTCAACCTTCATTTTATTTGAATCAGTTGCCCATATCTTTGATGCTGGAAGATAATCTTTCAGAGCATTAACAATTGTTGCCTTATCACCTCTTGCTGAAATGATAAAGACATCTTTTCCTTCTGATAAAAGCCTTTTAAGCAATTCTTTTCCTTTTTCAGTTGAAGCCGTATCATCATAATCCACACTTACCTTTGTTCCAGCGAACTTATCACCTTCAACGGCAATTCCTTGTGCGATTGCTTTCTTTTTTCCGTTATCACCAGGATAACATTTTCCTTCGTTACCCCATTTCCAACCAGAATTTCCATTTATTTCACATCTTTTAAGTG